TGCCGTCACCGATCATCACAAGGCCCAGCTCCGTCTTGGTGGCCGGGCGGTTCACGGGCTCTTCCCGCTTGAGCAGAATGACATTCACATGGATGTTCGCCTCCGGTCTGCGCACGGCATAGAACCGCACATAGCCGTCGCCGGTGCTCAGAACGCTTGCCATGCCTGCGTTTTCCGCTTCCTCCCAGTTCACAAGGTCAGTCATGCCCAGCGGGATCATGTCGGAGGTGCAGTTCTTCACGGCCACATCACAGTAATACTGGTTCGGGCCAATGGTAGGCCGCAGCGGCGTCCAGTCGGCCGTCGGCACTGCCAGAAAATAATTCAGGGTGCCCACACCGAACAGGGTCAGGATGATGTCCAGGTCTGCGTCCGGGATGCGGCGGGAAAACAGCCGAAGACAGCCCTTCCGGCTCTCCACACTGCATGCCACACCGGCCGCCGTGGCCGAGGCGTAGCTTTCCAGCGTCATGGCGGCAAACGGCGTGAACCGTTCGGTCAGGTCTTCGACCGGGATGTCGCAGTAATAGGTGAAGATGCCCTGCGCCTGCGGCAAAGTGCCCCACTTGTTCCGGTAGGCCACCAGGTTGAAGGTCTTGTAGTACCCGCCTTTGTAGTCATTTTGAAAATCGTTGACGATGTCCCGCGACCGTTCCGAGTAGAGCTTCGAGCTTTCCTCGCTCAGCTTCGAGTTTTTGGCACTCTTGGCCGAGGCCGCGGCGCTTGCCTTCGATTCTGCCGCGCTCGCCGCACTGGCATCTGCACTTGCTTTTGAGCTTGCCGCACTGGCCGCACTCTGGCTGGCGCTCTCCTTTGATTCTGCTGCGCTCTTAGCCGAGGCCGTGGCGCTCCGCTGGGCATCCTGGGCGTAGTGCTTGGCCCATTCGAGCCAGTTCTTCATCTGCTCGACCTGTTCGGTCACCCAATCTCTCACCCACTGGATCGCATAGGCGAAGTATTCGCGCACCTCGCGTCCGTACAGCGCTTTCCGGATGCCCTCAATGATCTCATCGAAACTCATCATTTTGAAAAATCACCCCGCTTTATTTGTTCAGCCAACTCAGCACGCCCCGCAATTGGTTCTTGATCGTCTTCTGGTTTGTAGTGTTCGCGTTCTGCTGGTCGGTCAGTTTTCTGGGCGGCAGGCCATATTCATACCGCTTGTTGTCCGGTGCATCCAGTGTCAGGGCCGTCTTGGTGCAAACATACCACCCATCTACTCCATGCGGTTCGGAGACCACATGGGTCTTTTTCAGAAATTGCAGCCGGTCCAGGTCCCGCCCCGTGTCTTTGTAGTCGAACGCTTCGATCATCAAACTCGGTTCTACGTCCTGCTTGTATTCCTTCAGCTGCTTGTCCGCCGTTTCCTGCAAGCTGGCTTCGGTCGTATCCCCATCCACGGTCACGATCTTCTCCACTACGCCGTATTTGCTTTCCGCTTCGTCGTTCTTCGCCACCGCCACTATGGCCGATGTGGAGTATTTCTTCCAGATCCACCACCCGTGCGATTCCGTCTTTGAGCCATACGCCGTGATCCGGGTCGCAAAGTCGTTGGGGATCTTCTCGGTATAAGTCAGGTCCAGCAGGTTCGAGCCGTAATAAATCGCCTGCTGGGTCGTCTCTTCGATGTCCAGCAGGTAATCCACACAAATGCGCCACACATCACCGGATGTTTCGATGCGCGTTCGCAGATATCCGTCGTATTCGTCCAGAAAAAGCGTGTTCAACAGGTTCCAGTGGGTGTCGATCTGGGTGCCTTTGTCGGTCGTATCAACGGTCTTCCCGTTTTGCACCGTCACTTTCCCGATGCAGATCAACCCGCAGTCAGCCCTTCCCAGAGCGAACAGCTGGTTGAACAGAGTGTCTGCATAATACGTATCGAACCATTTTGAAGTTTCGCTCCGAGCCTTCGTCAGGGTGTAAGTCGCCGGGTCCAGTTTCCAGCTCTCGTCCTGCATCACGCCAAGAGCTCCCTCGGCGTATACACGCCAGCTCCGGTCAAACTGCTTTTCCAGTTCTGTCACCCGCCCAACGAAGATGGGCTTGTCGTCTTCTTCCACGCATACCCAGCTCTTGCGCAGCTTCAGCGCGTCGTACACGGGGTTCCGGATCGTAGCAAACGGCGTCTCGATCTCATATGGGATGCTGCACTCAAAGCTGTTCAGCTGGTTTTTCTCCTGCGTCAGTACCGGGTCCAGCACGACCTGTCCGGGGACATCTCCTTCGATGTGGTCGCCCGCTGCGTCGTAAAGTGTCACCCGGTCTACCCATCGGAACCCGACCCAGCTCCCCTCGCGAAAGGCTCCTTCCGCCCGCTCGATCCTTCCGGCATATACCCGATATCCCATTTTGAAAAGCTCCTTATAAGTATGCTGGCAGGTAGGTCACATTGACCACCTGTCGGATCAGGGTCATGTTCTTCAGCTTCAGTTCATACACGTCATATCGCAGGTCGTCGTCGATGACGCCCAGCGCGATCTCTATGTTGTTTACCAGTCGGCGCTCTGCGCGGTCCGTGTAGAGTCCTGCAAGCCCTGCATACCGGTACGGCAGGGTACGGCTTTTGTAGAGCCCTGCGACCACTCCGCCCACTCCTCTGGCCCGCACGACGCTTGGTTTTTCGGACGGCGGCAGATACAAATTTACCTGCTCCTGTCCTCTCAGCACCAGATTCTTTGCATACGGCAGCGCCAGGTCGGTCGTAAAATTGAATGGGTCCCAGAGCCAGTCGTCCTGAATGTTGTTGTATAAATATTTGAACGGGTAAAGGCTGTATTTCAGCGTAATGACTGTGTGGTCGTTCTGCTGCTTGATACCTCCGCTCACCCAGACTCTTCCAAAATAAAAGAACGCCGGGTCATCCTCCAGCCGCACAGACTGCTTCATCGGCTTTGCGATGTCTTCGTTCAGTGCTTTTGCAAGATGATCCAGCGCCTGTTTTCCAACTGGCGAGGAACCATACTGCCCTCTCCAGGATTCGGTATCCAGATAAAACTCCCAGCTTCCTTCACGGGCCTTGAATACCGCCTCGCCCGTGACACTTTTGGAAAGATACACCGCCCCGTTCCGTCCTTCGACGTCCAGGGAGATGGTCTTTTCAACCGGGGGAGCGATCACCGGGGGAGTGACCGGGATCATGTGCCAGTCATCCCAGGTGTTCTTGTCGCCAATGGTGATGGAATGATACATGCTGCTCCCTCCATTTTGAAATTTCGGTTATTGTCGTTCTTCGTTCTGGGGCGCGAAGTTGTAACTGATGGCAAATACCATCTTTCCTTCGTTGGGTTTCACACTGCTCACCCAGCACCGCCCCTCGTATTCGGCATCTCTCGGCCCGCTTACAGCCGTGGCATCCACGTGCATCCGCACTTTGCAGTCTTTTCCCTGAATAAACCGCATCAGTCGGTAGTAGGTGCTGCTCCACTCGCCGGTTCGGGTATGCCATCCGTGATATAGCTTCAGGCTCATTTCGTTCGGTCCGGGAATGCCGCATCGCATCCGCACCTTCACCCAGTCTTTCAGGCTGTTTGCGCCATAGTCATCCCAGCTCGCATGCAGGGTTCCGTCCTGGACGTAATAAAACTCCCAGGTTCCCGTCGCGTTCTTATACACCCGTCTCAGGGAAGCCGGATACTCCGGTGCTCCGTGCATCGCGGGGATGCTGACGGTCTTGCAGTTTTCTTCAAATGCGTTTACATGCAGCGGGCTCAACGGCACCAGATTCAGGTCTTTTGTCGAACAACTTTCGTACTGCCCTGCACCGTTCTTTACCAGGAACGTAACCGACGCATACTCCGCCAGCGGGTTTCCGCCGATGTACAGGCGCAACAGATCTACGCTATTCATCGCCGTCTCCGTTCTGCCCGTTCCATGAGCTTCGTATCCACATCCTCGATGATCTCTCCGACCAGCTTTCTCCGGTCAATGGAAAGCTTCATGTTCCGCACCGCCTCGCTCACCGCGTCCACCCGGCTGCCCAGGCTCTCAATGGCTGCCACGACGTCATCGTTGCCGCTTGCGGCAGCTGCTGTCGGTTCTCCATTTTGAATTTCCCGGCGCTTGGCAAAGCTGCGCATCAGCTGGGTGGGCTGTTCGAAGCGGGCGTTCAGGGTCCCGTCCGGGTCTGCGAAGGCGCTCTGCATCCAGTTGGCGCTGTTGCGCACCCCTTCCAGATCCACCACGGGCGTGATGGTCGGGCTGAAGTCCGCGTCCTCATCAAAGCAGCTCAGGATCATGTTGGCGCTCATCTGCGCAGCACTCAGCGCCGAGCGCATCACGTCGTTCATGCTCCGGTCCACAGCGTTCCCGCTGTCCGCGATGCCATTGGCAAAGCCAAGACTCATGTATTCGCCCAGCTGGGCCATCACGGTCGAGGGCGAGTGGATGCCGAAGAAGCTCTTCACCCCGTTCACAAGGCCTGTGCACAGGTTCTTGATGCCGTCACCCACAGCCTTCGCTGCCCCGGTGATGCCTTCCCACAGTCCCTTGACGAGGTTCTTGCCGACCTCCACGAACTTCGAGAACAGGTTCCGCAGCCAGTCCAGCGCCCTGCCGAAGAAGTTCTTCACCTTGTCCCAGTTCTTCACCAGCAAGGTGATGACCACTGCACCGGCCGCAACGACCGCCGCTATAAGCAGACCATGCGGGCCGAGCGATGCCGCCAGCGCCGCCAGCTTTGCACCGACCGTGGCCAGGATGCCGCCTTCTCCGCCGATGGTCGCTGCCAGTCCGGCCAGTTTGGTGCCGATCGTGGTCAGAAGCCCGCCTTCGCTCACCACACCGCCCAGTGTCGCGGCCAGTGTGCCGCTCAGCTTCTTGCCAGCGGTCGCCAGCATCGGACCGACGGTGTCCAGCACAGTCTTTCCGAAGTCGCTGCCCATAAAGTCCAGCACGGCCGCAATGCCGCTCGTCAGAGCCTGTCCCCAGTCTCCGCCCACCGCTGCGGTGATCATGCTGTACACGTCGGTGATGACTTCGGTCGCGCCTTCCCGCACCACCAGCCCGAAGGCGTTGGCCATGTTCTGTGCGGCTTGCGGGAATTTGGTCTGTACCTTCTGCCAGACGTCCTGGAATCCCTTTTGGATCGGCTTCCAGTTCCGGGCGATGGCATAGCCCAGCTGCATGGTCATCCGTTTGCCGCTGTCGTCCAAATCGAACGCCGTGGCCAGATCTTCGGCAAAGCCCACGAAGTTGTACTGTTCACCCTGCCACTCGGCCAGTGCATCCAGCGCCGCTTCGCTGTCCTTGCCGCTCTGTTTGACAGCTTCGTTGTACTTGTTCTGTTTGTTCGTCAGCTTCTTGACCGAATAGGCCATGCTGTCCAGAGCCGTACCAACGCCCAGAATGGCGGTCATCGTGCCCTGGGTGGAGGCGAGGCGCGCCTCCTTGCTGTCTGCACCGTACTGCTTGACCGCCGCCTTGTAGGCTTCCTCCCGCTGCGAGAGGTCACCGTCATTGTAGATCTTTTTCAGCACGTTCTGCCGGTTCGTGATGATCTTTTCCTGCTTTTCCAGCATGGCCAGAGCATCGTCAAAGGCGTCCAGCTGGGCCTGGTTCATATCGTTGATGAGGTCCTGCTGTTCCTTCTGCTCTTCCAGCCACTGCCGGTAGGCTTCCTGGGTCTTCAGGCTCTCTTCGCCGAACTCGGCTTTCAGCTTGGTGTACTCCTCTTCGGCGGCCGTCACGACCTTCGCCTGGATGCCGATCTTCTTGTTCAGGTTCTCGATCTTCTTGTTCGACTTTTCCTCCACCGTGGCCGTGTCTTCGTACAGGCTCGCCCACAGTTCGTACTCGTCCGTCGCGGTGCTGGCTTCGTCGTCATACCGGTCTTTGATCACCTGGAACAGCGTCGCCTGCTTCTTCCCCTTCAGCTCTGCCAGCGTCTTCTCCTCGTCGAGGTAGGTCGCATACGCATCGCTCTTCTGGGTGTCGGTGGAACTCTTCTCCGCAAGGATCTTGTCGTACTGTTTCTTCGCGATGGCCACCCGGTCGGTCTGGTCCGCGATAGCCTGCGTCAGGCTGTCGGTCTTCTTTTCCACCAGGGCTTCCACGCTCGACGTGTCGCCTTCGGTCAGCTCCCACAGTGCGTATTCCTTGTCGGCGGCGTCCATCTTGGCCTTGTTCGCCTTCAGCTTCTTGGTGTACTCGTCCACCAGTTTGTCCGCCTCGGTCTTGGTCACCTTCGTGGTGCCGCCCTTGGAGGCTGTGGGCGTGACAGTCGGGAGTGCATCGTTGATCGTATCCTGCGTTTTCTGATACAAACTGCTCAGGATACCGTATGGATTCTTCTGCACATCCGCATTTCCCTGTTTTGCGCCTGCGATCTCTGCCTTCGTTGCATTCCGACTGCCACCTGCTCTCTTCAGGCCGGTTTTTCCTGGGATTATAACGGTATCGTCCATGGCATTGCTGAAATCGTTCATCGCGTCGGACAGTCCATTTTGATACAGCAGATTACCGGGGCGCAGACTGCTCTGCTTGAATGCGTCATAAAGTTCCGGTATTTTCTTCTGAACGGCAAGGATGGTCTCGTCTATGGCCTGGAGGGCACCGTCTTTCATTACCAATGCACCAGAATAACTCGCCTGTCGCAGTTCGTCCTGTTTCGTCTTGTCGCCAATGCCCAGGATCGCACCCTCAATGATGTTCTCCGCATCGCTGGCAGCAACGTCACTGGGCGAATGGATGCCCCAGAAGGTGGTGAAGACGTTCCGGATGGCAGTTGCCGCGTGCAGCATACTGGCCTTGGCCTGCGCCAGTGCAATCGGGTCTGCAATGCCTTGTGCCAGTCCCAATGTAACATACTGGCCAATCTGAGCCATGACCTTGGACGGAGAATTCACATCGAGGGTCTTTTTGCTGGTGTCAATTACGGCATTAGCAACTTCTTCGGAAGCATCTGTGGCATCATTCTTGCTTTCGAGCTGTCCTTCTGCCACGCCCTTACTTGCGTTCTTACCAATGCTTGTGCACAGTTGATAAAGTCCTGCCGCCACGGAATCGCCATTTTTCAGTTCGTCCATGATATCCGCAAAAGGCAGTACAAAAGCCTGGGCCGAAACGCCTTTGTCCTGTCCACCCCAATTTTTGGGGTCAAGCGGATTGTGGTTTCCTGCCCATGTCGTGAACTTTTCCCACAGATCATCCAATGCGGGTTCGATTTTTTCCCACACGTATGCCAACAGTTTTACGACCGTGTCGATCACTGTTACACCCACAACATACAGGGCATTGCCAATGGAGGGAGCCGCCAGTACGATTGCATCACAGATCGACGCAATAATCGTGGCAATGGAACCGACCAGACTGCTTGAAACTTTTGCCAGCCCTTCAAAGACTCCGGCAATGAACTCCACCAGCAGCCACGCAACAGATTTGATGCCATTCAGAAAGACCTGAAAGTTCAGTCCGTTCAGTAAACTCAGACTCGATGCCAGATTTCCGATGAACATGGACGCAGAGTTGAGCGCCAGCAGTGCGCCAAGGCTCAGTGCCAGCGCACTCAGAGAAAGGCTCAGCGCTACGATTACCGGAGTCACAGGAGTCAGGATCACTGCCGCGCCACCCATCACAGCAAACGCACCGATAAGCGTCAACAGCCCTTTACCGATGGTTTCCCAGCTCAGATTACCAAGTCCCTGTAATGCAGGAACCAGTAAGTTCACTGCCGCAGCCATCATGGTCAAACTGATTGCACCGCCGATGGTACCTTTCGACAGATTCAATGCAGCCACACATGCACCCAACCCACCAGCCATTGCAAGTAATCCACGACCGATGGATTCCCAGTCCATTTCGCCGAATTTTGCAACGGTATCCTGAAGGATTTCCATGGAGGCAGCCACCAGAACAAAGCCAGTGCCCTTCCCGATGCCGAATTTTGTGCCGTTCATTAACTTTGCGGCGAACACCAGTTCGGCGCATAGTGCTCCCACTCCTGCAATACCCTTGGCAAGTGCTGTCACGCTCAGGCCGCCTAAGGCTTTCACGCTGGATGCCAGAATCCGGATGCCTGCCGCAAAAGCGATCATGCCTGCAGCGCCCTTGGTGAACCGCCCTCCATCTCTCGATAGAATGACTGCAATCACCGTCAGCTCTGCCATCACGCTGCCAAGTGCCACCACACTGCCGAACAGTTTGTCAGAATCAATGGACGAAATAACTTTCAGTGCACCTGAGAGCACCAGAACCGCAGCTGAGACAGCCACCATACCGCCAGCCAGAACGCTCAGCTTCAGGATCTTCACATTCTTCGTCAGATGGGTCATTATGTCCATTACGCCCAGCAGTTCGCCAAACGTAACGGTCAATGCCCCGATGGCAGCACCGAGACGATTCGCTTTCACCATGGAGAGCACTGCCAGCGAACCGGCCATCAATGCCACAGCCTTTGCGATTGTCATCAAAGTATCAGCTTTCTTAGCTGATTTCCATGCATCGACCGCCTCTCCCAGAGATTCGATGCAGTCTTTGATACCGCCGACCACATCCTTTGCACTGGAACCGATGGCCTTGATGCTTTCAAAGAATCCCTTGACGGAGACCAGCATGCTGGCTCCCATGCCGCCCAGAATAAACTGATTCAATTTCTCCGGGTCAAATTCATTGAATGCGTCTTTTGCACTCTGCGCAAACTGCATAAAAATCTTGTCCGCAACAGATCCAAAAGAATAAAGCACCGGGGCAGCTGCATCTACGAAGTCAGTCACCCAGGCTCCAATCGATTCCAGCGGGTGGAGCCCATTTGTGATCTCCGAAACAAATTCACCGGCAGCCGATGCCACATCCAGCAGAACATCAGCCAAAGGCTTTGCCAGGGTCAGAACCCGCGCCACGCCAGAAATGATGCCTTCCAGAATATCTTTCCCGACCCGCAGAACAGAGAAAACGCCCTCTGCGGCAGTCTTGATCTTCTTGGCCGTTTCATCACTGATGATAAGCTTCTTTGTGATACTGTCCAGCCCTTCCGCAAAGCTCTTGATCTGCTTGCCGCTCGTCGGCGGGAAGATCTCCTGGAACGCATCGTGGATGGGCTGCACCAGAGCACTCAGTGCATCCATGATGTTCCACAGACTCTGCATCAGGTGTTCGCGGCCCGAAAGCTCGCTCATACCGGCGGCATAGTCTGCCAGGCTGGCTTCTCCGGTCCGGAACTCCTCGTTCAACCGGCTCAGCGCTTCATAGTCCCGCTCAATGGCTTCCTTGTCCAGATTGCGGGCATCCAGCGCCTCGTCACTCATGGCGAGGTACTTTTCCAGGCTGACGAGGGTCACGTCCAATCCATTTTGAAGCAGCTCGGCGTTGACGCCGCCTTCCCGCAATGCGTTCGCAAAGCTGCCCGCTTCTTCAATGGATTCTTCGGTCACCGCCCCGCTGGCCAGTGCCACTTTTTGCAGCACGGTGTCGTAGGTCTCCGCCTGGTCGCCCAGCTTGTCGTTCAGCTGTTTCCAGCCGGTGTCGAGACCCTCTTTCAGCCGTTCGTTCAGCGCGTCGATGGACGGTACGAAAATATCGTACAGCCGGTTCGCCAGTTCCGTCCAGGTCTCGGTCGCTTCCTCCTTGTTGCCGAAGAAGGTCTCGAAGACTTTCATCCAGGAGGAACTGACTGCGTCCTTCGTGGAGTCGATGGCCTGCTCGAAGCTCGTTGCCTGCTGGGCCGCCAACGCCGCGCGCTCTGCCAGCTCGCCATATTGCCCGCTCAGTTTCTCCAGCGCCTCGGAGCTGGTCATGCCAGGGTTCTGCTGCACCATATCGTACGCAGCTTCCATCATGGAGGCGTACTTTTCGAAGGTCTTTTCCATGACCTTCGTGTCAGCCCACTTGTTCGAAAGGGTACTTTCGAAGGTGGCAATGGTCACCTCGCCCTCTTTCAGTTTGCCCATCTCCACAGCCGTGTCGATGAGTTCCTGTTTCAGAGCCTTGGTGGCCGTGCCCATCAGGTTGAGGCTCTTCCAGTCCTGCAATTGCAGGTGACCGGCGCTGTAACTCTGGGTCAGGTTTCGGATGGTGCTCTGGAATGCAAAGCCCGTTTTACCGGCGTCGGCGGTGGCGTTGGCGATGCCCATAATCATGGGGATCATCTTCTTGATGTCGCCGCCTGCCGCAGTCATCTGCGAAAGGGCACTCGTCATCTCGCTGAAGCTGTAACTCGTCTCATCCGAGTACCACATCAGCTTGTTCAGGTAGCCGTTGACGTTGTCGATGCTTTCGCCCGTCGCGTTCATGATGGTCTGCACATTCGAGGTCTTCTCGGTGTACTTATTCCATCCGCTGGCCACCTGGTCCACCGAAAGGCTCTTCACCAGACGTTCGCCGGTGTCCACGATCTTGTTCGTGATGTTGGTCAGTGCGGCCACAGCCATCACGTCCAGCGCGTTGAACTTCACCTTCAGGGTGTCCAGTGCGCCTTCCATCTCGTCGAAGTTCACGTTCCGCTGGGCTTTTTCGATGTTTTCGAAGCCCTTGTCCACGTCCTTGAACTGCAACTTTTCCTGGAGCCGGTCCAGAGTCTTCATGCTCTCGCGCGTGTTCTTCTCAAACTGTGCGTTGTCAAACCGCATTTCGACCACGCGCTGGTCTACTTCTCTGCTCATCCTCTCTGCACCTCCCTCCATGCTTTGCGGGCGATTTCCTCAAAGATCGGCTTCATGGCCGGGTTGATATAATCAACGCCTTCCACATAGCCGCCGTTCCGTGTGCTGTGCCCGTACTGTAAAATGACCGCGATCGGTACGTCGTCCACGACGTTCGTGTTCGACCAGGTGATCACGATGCTGTCGGCCCCTTTTGTCACCCGGTAATTCCAGCTCGCGGCGGTCTTTCCGGTGTCTTTCGGGGTCGCCTCAGCCAGCGCTGCCACGCCCCTTTTGCCGTACTCGTCCAGCACCGCATCCAGGTCCATCCGGCTCACCCGCTTCAAAAATCCGCTCGTCTTCTTAAACTTTCCCTTCTGACGAAATACAATGATTTTTGGCATTCATTACCCTCTCGCGCCATATTTCTTCATCCGCGCTGCATTCAGCTCTCTGCGCTGGCGCAGTGCGTCTTTCCGGCTCATCTTCCGGGGCGGAGCCTGCTCTTCCTGACAGACCCGGATCAGGGTCATCAGGCGGTTCAGATGCCACCGCTCGCATTCAATGGGAACCCCGGCCTGGAACATCCGGGAATATAACACCTCGCTCGTCAGCACCTTCCCCGTGCCGGGCGGCCGCCTTCTTGCGCGGCGCTTTGCGGTTCCATTTTGATTTTTTTCGCCCGGTCTCCCTTCGCCTGCAAACCAGGTCGCGGTCATCGGGTCTTCCATATATCGGTAAATAGCATTCAGGTTTTCCACCGTCAGCCGGGCGTACACCGTCGGGTCCACGCCCTGAGTCACCGTCATGCAGCGCACAAAGTCCTGCATCTGTTCCGGTGTCTTTTCGATGCTGTCGTCGAAAAACGGGATATGCCACTTGCTTTCCCATTTGGACAGGGAGACAAGCGAATACTCCAGCCGCAGCGTCACCGCCTTCGTGCTGGTAAATTCCGCCCGCCTCGCATCCCAGAGCTCCTCGCCGGGAATTGTGATCTCAAACATTCGTCTTATCTCCCTGTGGTTTCAAATGTGGGTCAGCCCTGTGCAGAGCTGGTCACTGCCAGCGTCACGGGCACGGCCTGCGCTGCCGGGTTTGCACCGGGCTTTGCGCTGAACTTGCCATTCGGGGCAAGTGCGTTGATGAACTTGGTGGCCTTTTCGGTGTCGGTCGCCAGCGACATGTAGAAGTCAGAAAATGCCTGGGTCGCCGCAAAGTTTGCGAAGATCTCCGGGCTCTTCATGAACCGGCGGCCGTCGGCGCTCTTCTCGCCGTAGGCCTTCTCGATCACGGTCTTGAACAGTTCCACCAGCTCCTTCTGGCTCTTCGCCTTCACGATGCGGTCGATGTACTCCTGCAAGCCGCCCTCCACAGAGAGGCTCCATTCGGTGATCTCCGCCTCAGTCAGGTTGAAGTAGAAGTTTTCGGTGCGCTCCACACCGTCAAAGTCGGTGTAGGTAATGGGTTCACAGATCATGGTTTTCTCCTTTCAATAGCTGCCTGTCCGCTGCCGCGGAGCCCGGCATTTTACGCCCGGTCGGGCTTTTTTTCGTCCAGCACTCGCAACACCGCCCTGCCAATGGCTCCCCTATCAGGGGAGCTGGCGAGCGAAGCGAGACTGAGAGGTTACGCAGCGGCCTTCAGCAGCTCAATGACCTCGTCCGGGGTCGGCAGAGATGCGGTGGTGTTCTCGGTGCCATACAGCTTGTCCTCCAGGGCCTTCAGCTTGGCCGGGTCGGTCTTCAGGCTGTTGATCTCCATGTGCGCGGTGGGCTTGTAGCCTGCCACGTTCACCGGGGTGGTGTCACACTCCCAGCTGAAGGTGATGGCATCCGGGCTGTCGTTCACGGTCTCGTAGCTCTTCTCGCTGGGAGAAGCGGTCGAGTTCCATGCGATGTGGATGATGTAGCCGTCATCATCGTCCATCACGGTGTCATTGCCGATGCTGGTCACCCAGCTGAAGCCAAAGGGCAGACGGCGCTGCTGGCCGATGGTCACGCCGGGCACGATCTCCGCGCTGCCGTCGCAGGCCTCGAACTCCGGCGGATACATGTAGGACTCAATGGTGTACTTGAACTCTTCCGCTGCGCGGAGACCGGCATACACCATATCGTCTGCGTGCAGCTTGGTCAGGTCTGCACCGTCGGGGCTCTCGGTCACGGCAGTCAGGCCGTTCCAGACAACACCTTTGGGGTAAGCACCCTTGTTGTCCATCGGGTACAGCACGCCGTGCTTGGTACCAGTGTGGTAAAAGCGCTCACCAGTCTTATCCCATTCCAGTCTTGCCATAGGTTCATCCTCCTTAGTAGTAGATGGTAAATGCGTCGTGATGCAGCCCGTCCGAAACGAAGTGCCGGTCGTGCTCGCACCTCGGCAGGCGCGAAGCCGCCAGCACCATCGGGCTGTCCGGTTTCGGGTCGATCACCGTCAGGGTATAAAAAAAGCGCTGCAGATAAACATTGTCATCCGCAGCGACATTTCTGATCTTGCTCCGCTCGTAGCAGATGCAGGGGTAGTTCATCGCCAGTCCGTTCTTCGGCTGGTAGTAGACGTTCTCGCTCCCGCATCGCTCTTTCACGATGGCGCGCAGCAGCTTGTCCAGCGCCAGGCGCCGGTCCAGCAGGGTATCAGCCATGGTATTGTCCTCCCAGTGTCAGGATCAGCCGCGGGAACTGCACGTCCACGTTGTCGATGGTCCATTTTGCGCCATAGAGCGTCGCATACCGCATGGCGTAGAAATGCTCCTGCGCAAAGGGGTCTGCCAGGATGCTCAGCTGGTTCGACACCGTCGTTTCACCGTTCACCTGGTCACCCAGAGCAAAACGGCGGGTGTTCCGCACAAGGTCCCCATAGTAGTCCCGCTCCTTCATGGTCTCTTCGTATACGCTCGGTTCTGTCTCCAGCGTCTCGGCGTATCCGATCTTGCCAAACCACTTGCTCATTGCATTTCACTCCATTTTGAATCGTTCAGCACAGCACCGTCCGGTCGAGCACCGCATCGTCCAGAACGGCGGGCCTTCAGGCCGGGTCGGCATCTGCGGCGGTGCAGGTCACAGCGGTGGTGCCGTCGGTCACGACCACACCGGCCGCCAGCAGCGCCACCGGCAGGTAGGTCTTGTCCGCACCCATGATGATCAGGCGGCCCAGCTTGAACGCCTTCTCCACGTCGGCCTTCTTTGCCTGGGTCTTGTGCGCCTCATCCTCATACAGCTTCTTGTCGGTGTGCAGGTAGGCAACGTAGTTTGCCACATGCAGGTCATAACCGGTCTCGTAAATGGTTTTCAGCATAACTCAATTCCTTTCTGCCTGCCCTCTGTCGCAGGGCCCGGCGTAAACCCTCTCCGTCTCGCTGTGGTTTTACGCAGCAAACTCGATGGCCATCGCGCTGAAGGGCACCGCCAGTGCGCCGGAGCAGCGGGTCTCGATCAGGTACTTCTGGGCGTTGTAGTCGATGTCAAAGTCGTCGAACATCGAAACCGCGCCGCCCTTGTCGGCACCAACGGTGTAGTCGGCCAGGTTCACGATCACGCCGATCAGCTCGCCGCCCTTGGTGCCGGTGCGGCCCTCCATCTCAGGGATGGTCAGGATCTCCTTCACGCGAAGCTTGCGGGCCAGAGCAGCCTCGTCTGCATACAGCAGGCGGCCGGTGTTGTCTTCCAGCAGCAGCATCTCGGTCAGGATGTCCTCGGTGGTGAAGAAGGTCGGGGTGCCGGAGCCACGGTAGTTCTTGCGGCTGCGCAGGATCTGCTTGATGGTAGCCTTCATTTTGTCCTCGATATTGGTCAGACCGGCAGTGGAGACCTGGATCTTGATGGTGAACAGGTCTGCGTCGTTCACGATGGGGCGGATGCAGTTCTCGTCGATCTTGTCCTCGCTGCCTGCGGGGCGGCCGTCGCCCAGAATGTAGCTCAGGGCCAGTTCCCGGTTCAGCTTGTAGCGCATCTCGTTCTTCAGCCAGGAGACCACGTCAAAGCTGACGATGTCGATAACATCGTCGCGGTCCAGCTTCTGCTTCTTGTAGACGGTGGTGGGGCTGGTGGAGCGGCGCAGCAGGCCGAAGACCTCTTCCTTCTTGAAGTTGCCCTTGATGTAGCCCTTGGCACGAGCCTCATCCTCGGTCAGATCGGCAAACTGGCTCTTGAAGCGGCTAAAGGGGATGTGATGCACACCGCCCATCACCTTGCTCACCCAGTCATCCGGCTTCTCGATGATGCGGGGCGTGTTATCGAGAAGGTGGTCATCCGGGAACAGCCAGTCGATGTTGTCGATGCTGTGGGCCAGTTCATCGGTGTCAACGCCAGCGTCCTCAAAGGCCTGCTTCAGCGTACCGTGGCTCTTGGCGCCCTTGATGATGCCGTTGATCTCTTCCATGCTGTGCTGGAGCACAGTTGCGCGGGTGTCCTTGTCAAAAACGTTCTGCTTCACGGTTTCATCCTCCTCACCGTCGTCTTCGCCGCCATTCTCCTCCAGGGCCAGTCCCACGAGAGCGTGGCAGCATTCCTTCTGCTCGTCGGTCATGCTGTTGTAGACTTGTTTGAGCGTCTTACCGTCTTTGTTTTCGTCTGCCATGTTGGCTTCCTCCTGTTTTGCGTTGTCTCCGCCGTGGGCCAGTTCCTCCAGCGGGTTGCCATCCGGGTCCATGCCGTGGGTCAGGCTCAGACCTTCGTCGTTGTAGATGAAGGCCTCTCCGCCCTCGTAGTCCTCATCGGCGCTGTGCTTGATCACCTCGTCGATGAGTGCGCCGGGGTTGCATCCTGCCAGCACGAGGCTCACTTCCCGGATGAAACCGTGCTTCACGGTCTTACCCACCTTCTGCAAACCGTTTGCGAAGATGGAAAAAGCGTTCAGGTCGCCGCTCTCCACGCACTTTCTTGCGGTCTTGCCGGTGTCCGTGTCGTTGAACTTCGCATAGGCATACACGCCGCCCGGCCGGTTCTCCAGCAGGCATTTGCCGATCACATTGCCGATGTCGCTGTGGTCGTGGTTGTAGACCATCGGCACCACCTTACCGTCGCATTCCTTGAACGCATCCTGCGCAATGGTCAGCCCGTCGTAACAGCGGGTGTTCGCTTTCGTCGCCCAGCCGCTGCAATCATAGTCAAACTTCACCATTTTGAAAAATACGCATCTCCTTTCGTAAACTCTTCCTGCCCTTCACCGCAGCGCCATGCATTTTACGGCCAGACGAAGCTTCCTTCGTCCAGCATTCTCAATACCGGCCTGCCAATGGCTAACCCCCTTCTGGCACTGTCGTGCCACCTCCCCCGGCCGGGGGAGTCTTTCCTAGTAGGGGAGCTGGCGCGAAGCGCCTGAGAGGTTTTTCTCTACGGCGGCCTGTCCGGCAGCCGCGATGTCTTCTTTGGACTGCGAGATGTTCGCATTCCGCAGTCTGTCCGCATTCGGGTCTTTCGAGGGCTTCATGCCGATGATCTGCCGGAACTCGTTGCTCGTCATGATCTCGTTGCGGGTGAACTTGTCCGCCATTTCGGCCACCATGCTCACCGGGGCCAGCTTGAACGGGTCGCGGAAATAGAGCACGGATTCGCCGTTTGCCCGCGCTTCCTCGGTCAGAAACTTCCGCTTCAGCTCATCCACGGCAGCTGCCACCAACGGTTCAATGGTCCGGTTCTCGTAGTTGGTCATCACAGTGTCGTTCGCCGTACCGTTCATGATCTCTGGTGTAATGCCCAACTGACTGTATGCCATGTTCGTCAGGTATTCCACGGTCTTCAGAAGGTTGTTTTCGAGACTGCGGTTCAACTGCGTGATGTGTTCCGTGCCGTCGGTGTACGCGATGCCGTATTTGCTTCCCGCCAGCTGCCGTTCGATCTCGGCGCGGCGGTCTTCGGCCTGTTTCTTCCGGGCTTCGCTCCTGACGATGTAAGGCAGCTGGATGATGAGGTCGAGCTTGCCGCTGCCCAGCTGGTCATCCACCACGTCCATCAGGTTCAGTTTCCGGATGAGCCGCTGAACGGTGCTGTTCGGCTCGTTCATCACAGCATAGAACGGGTTCTCGATGATGGCCACCTGCGCTTTCGGCAGGGTCAGTTCCTCCCGCTGTCCGGTCCGGTCGTTGTACACTTCCAGCCGCACGTCGTCGGGGTACCATTCCTTGATCTTGCCCACCCGCATGGATTCGATCGTCACGTCCCCGGTCTTCGGGTCGGTGTCAACGTCCACCGGCACCAGCGCCACCGCGCCTTCGTCCAGCACCGAAAGAAACAGGTCATACCGCAAAGCACGTCCCGTCTGGTCTTTGTTGCCGGATAGATTCAGGCATGAATTAAGGCCCGAATCAACGGTCTCGTCATAGCGTCCGTTTTCATCGAGCCTTACATGGTTGATGGTGATGCTGGCCGCATCCATTGCGATGCGGGTATAGATCGCGGTCAGGATGGTCCGGTCATTTCCACGGTTCAGCCGCACCCGGTCGGGCCGGTAGCTGTATCCTCCGCCATAGGAACTCTTTCCGGGAGGGTCCCGGTTCGTAAAGGCATTCCAGGCCCGCTTCAGCCTGGAGCCAAGATTTGTCGCCATCGGCGCACCTCCATTTTGATTTTATGCTTTACGGATATTGGATGCCATGGCAGCGGTTACCGCCGCTTTCTTTATAAAATCACTTCCCGTAGCATTAACTGCTGCCACAGCGATATCCCCATAATGGTTCAATACGGCATCCACGGCCACCTTGCCCGCCACGCCTCCGATTGCGCCAGCTGCACCACCAACGATTTTATTGCCAGCAGTTTTCAGCAGATCGGTCACATAGGCCTTACCAGGTGAGGTGCTCTTCTTAAGTTCCAAATACTGCTTTTCTTTCTGCATCCTTGCAATTCGCTGATTCAGCTCTTCGTCAGTCATCTTTTTGGGGTTATTAGAGCGAGCTTTCGTCGAATAACGCTCAAGCTTTTCCGCAGTTTTTCTTTGGTTACCATACCAAGGGTTAGAATCAGATTTCACCCGATTTGCCCAACCACCTTTATCCATCGGGCGAGCAGCATCCTTCAAAAGCTGCTTGGCAGCATTTCCGGCCTTCTTGACATTGCTTTTATCGTCATCTGTAGAGTACCGTTTCCTGCCAGCAGATGTCAAAGTCCCATCCCTGTTCTGGTATCTCCGCACGCCCCACTTCATGCCCTTGATACCCCAATGATAAAGTTCATCTCGGTATACCGTCATGTTCATCCTCCTCGCAAATAAAAAAACGCACCAGCTATTGGGCTGATGCGTTCAAATATCATTTATGTAATTGCAACAATTTCGGGGCCAGTAATTTCTAATTCACCATCAAGAATGATACTTTCGATTCCTTCAGGCTCATTGTCCTCTGGAAAAATATAATCTGTCATCACTCCAACATATTTATGTCCATCAGAAGTGATCACAGTCACCTTTTTCCCTTCATAAGCTCTCAATTTCATGATGTCGCGTCCTCTCTTGCTGGATAAATATGGGTGCCCTTATTAGAGTAAATGATAAGCGCATTATAGGTTTCATGCTCGACTCCATCCAGATCGATATATACTCCTATCGGCTCGTCAGACCGAACACGCTCTTTCTTTACCCATTCACCTTTCTTCGAAGAAACCAATGTTCCTGTTCCGTGAAGCCTTAGAATATATCGTTGCGCTTTATCTGCGCCAAAATAAGTATAGCTCTTACCTGGTTTGTATAAAGATGAATTACGATCATGTTCCGACTGCTTGTTTTTTCGAATACTGAGACTGACTTCGCCTTTTCGTACAGCCCTTCGCAATACGGATGAGTCTATTTTAGCACGTTCAGGCTTATCTGTATAGGGTTTATGCCCTAACTGAGCCGGAGTTCTCCGAACGCCCCATTTCATACCTTTAATTCCATAGTGATAAAGTTCATCTGGATTTCTCCATCTCCAGATGTTGGAATATTCGTGCATTCTGTATTCCTTTCACAAAATTTGTTGCAAACAACTGCTTCCTGCGGTATGATAGACTTACAAAATATGAGGAGGATTCCTGCTATGGTCGACCACGAACTGTTTCCCACTCACAATCTGAACTGCGAAGTAACCGCAAGCGATATTTCTTATGACTTCGACGATACATCCCGCTTTCGGAAGATTGAATTTCCGGAGCAGGCTGGCATTACAGCAAACGCCCTTCTGCAACTGGTTCCTGCGCAGCTTGCGGCTGACACGGCATCCAATCTCTATGTTCTCCGTTTTCCGAAGGGCGTTCAGGGGGTTTTAATGAACCTCCATCAGGGCGGTCAGTCCACCACAATGATAGACGCGGCAGGCAATTTTGCCGGAAGTGCATCACTGTACAAGGTCAATCCCGCAGCAGTTGCTGCCTTCCAGATGTTCAGTGTAGCATCTTTTGCAACAGGCCAGTATTTTCTTGCAGATATCAGCTCCAAGCTGACAGAGGTCAACCGGAAGCTGGACGACCTTCTGGCATTCCTTCAGGCATCCAAGCGTACTGAGCTGCTGTCGGAGCTTACCTTCGTAAAATATGCGCTCGCAAATTACGCAACTATCATGCTCAGTGAACCGCAGCGCATGGCTACGATCGGGAATCTTCAGCGAGCAAAAATCAAAGCGGTTGCGGACATAGAATTCTATACAGAGCAGCTGGAGAGTTCTGCTGCGGCAAAGTCCAATGAAAATCAAGCAAAAATTGTGTTGCAGAACAAACAAGGAATTGATCTTGCCTCGCAGCTTTACGCCATCAGCACGATCATGGAAGCGTATTATTCGCAAAACTGGAACCAGTCCTATCTTGCAAATATCAGCGCAGATGCAAAGCCTCTGTTTGCACTGACGCAAAACCGCATGATCAGTGCCATAACAAAGTTCTCCGACAGGATCAACAAGGACCTTGAAAGTAAGAAAAAGAGCCTGTTGAAAAGCGATGTATCACAGAGTGAACATAAAGTTCTGAAACTGTACGACACCCTGAATTCGCAATCGGAGACTCCGCTTCTTGCGTTTATCGAGGAAGCACTGGACAAGCCCTCCGAGCCATCTGAACTCTACCTCCGTTCTGACGGAAGTGTTTATCAAAAGAACTAAAAAACCGCCAGCGTACTACGTTCCATTCCGTAATGCGCTGGCGGTTCCGTTTTATTCAAACGCATCCCGGTTCCGTTTCCAAGCCACATAGGCATCCATCATAGCCGCTACGGCGTCGATCTTCTGGTCCTGCCGCTGCTTGTACAGTTTCCGGTTTCCGTTCGTGTCCACCAGTGTGATGCAATTTCCCATGGCAAACTGCATCAGTTTTTCGTCAAAGACCAGTTTCCGCTGTTCGCTCAGCTTCTTCAGTTCCCCAAGCGGCACGCTTTCCGTCATTGCACCCTGGATCACCTTGGTGATGCCGAAGCTGCCGTTCTCCAGCGCCCAGCGCTCCACGAATTCCTTCGCGTTATAGGGGTCGTAGCCAAAAGCCCGCACGTCGTACTCGTTCTCCTGGATGAACCGGTCCAGATCGTCGTAGACCTGCATCATGTCCAGCACCGTGCCGTCGAATACGAACAGTGTCCCTTCGTTCATGAACTCCTCGTATTGGTTCCGGCGGCTCATCGGCAGCTGGCTCAGGGTGTAGCTCGTGATGTAGTCCCGCGTTTTCACGCCGAAGTATCCGTTCGACAGCGGGAACAGGAAGGTGAACGAACAGAAGTCGTCGCCCATCGAAAGGTCTGCTCCCATCGCGCAGGGCATCTGCCAGTAATTCCGGCGGCGGTGGCACAGTGTCTCCTCGTAAGGGAAGAAATAGGTGTATCCTTCCATCGGCAGGTTGAACCGCTTGGCCAGAATGTCGTTCCGGGCGCTGGGCGATTTCTCGGCGCGCTCCACATCCAGCTGGTAGGTCTCGTAGCTCACGGTCTTGCCCAGATTCGGGTTTGCCTTCAGCCACATCTCCGGCTGCCCCACCTCGTCGAGGGAGTCCAGCTTGTAGTACCAGATGCTCACATGCGGGTTGATGTACTCCCCTTTCAGGATCTGCATCAACTCCATTTTGATGTCATCACCGCAGCCGTTGCGCACAGTGCCTTCCGAGCTTGCCGCCACAATGAGATAGTTCTCGTTCTTGGCCGCGCCCTGCTCGATGGCGCCGATGGGGTCTTCCCGGATGTCGCACGAGAGCCACTCGTCCACGGTCGCCACCGTGTCGCGCCGTCCCTGCAATTTCTCAATGGTCATCGGGCGCACTTCCAGCAGGCTGTTCGTCAGGAAGTTCTCGATGCCCTTCTTTGTGCTGGCCATCTTGACGCGGTCGGCCTTCGAGCCTGTCGTGTTCTGCAAACTGCCTTCGGTCATGAACTTCAGCACCGGGCCCTTTGCCCGCGCCAGCGCGGTGCGCATCGGGGCCAGCACCTCTTCGGCCTGTTTCATGGTCGGGGCGGTCGTCAGCTGCTGGGTCGTCGTGGTGTATGCCGTAAGGAAATAGGCCTGCAAAAACTCCAGATACATTGTCTTTGCCGCCGAACGGGTGATGATGAGATACTGCTTCGTCACCAGCCGTTTCTTGATGCGCCGGGTCTCGTAGTGCCCGCCCGCGCCGTGCTCGTTTGGCACAAAGACGCTCCGCTCCACGAAGTAATACCAGCCGAAGATCTCCTCCGCCCACAGCTTGAAGCTCTCCAGCATCTTCACATCGGTGCCGTCGGTCAGGGTCAGCTCGTCCTCGCAGAATGCGATAAAGCCGTTCACTGCCTTGTCATCGTACCAGATGCCAGGGTTTGCGATCAGGTCGTCGATCCGGTTCATCTCCATGGAGATTTCCCGGCAGACCGGGATCTCGCCACGCATCACGGCCTCCCGAAAGCGGCCGTAGTAGATCGGCGTGGCCGTGTTCGAGAGTGCCATGATTTATGCTCCTTCGTTATTGCAGCGTGCTTGGCGCGTCGCTCAGGTTGTGCACGATGCCGTACCAGCGGCAGTTCGTCTGCTTGCTCAGGTCCACATCGCTGAACTTGGTCACGCCCGAACCGTTGATGTCCGCGCCAAAGACCTTGTACATTGCCTGCCCGGTCGGGTTGGCCGGGAAGACATAGGCCGTCAGGCCGGTGGGCCAGGTTTCAGCAGCAATATACCATCTGAAGTTCGTGATATAGGCAAGGGTCCGCCCGTCGTAGAATTTGAATCCTCTCTGGTAGGTGTCGCAGTAGCAGTCCGAGAAGCGGGGGCCATTCACGCGAATGTACGCAAAGACCGTGTTCTCCAGCAGGGCCTTCTTGGTGTCGTTGTCGCTGTAATTGAAATCGAAGCACCAGGCGTGAACGTTGTGAAAGATGCTGCTGCCGTTGCACGAGAGCGCCGTCTTCACGTTCATGATGACGATATCGGTGTACATGGAGTCGCCGGTGTCGTAGATGCCCACTGCATCCGGATAGATCAGCGACGTCTCGATCAGACAGTTGCGCACCATCAGCTCATACGAGAGGTTGCCTTCCGTCTGGCCGTCGCTGTTGGTCATCGAAGCGTCGTTGAATTTGCCGCAGATGCCGTACCGCTGGAAGTTTTGGATGGAGATGTGGTCGATCAGGGTGCATTTCTGCCGTGCCACGGCGATGCAGTCGTCTGCCTTGAAGTTCGCGTTGACTTTACCGTTGCCCCGGATGAACATGTCCTGTTGGGGCGTTTCAGGCGGGGTCATCTTGCCGCGGATCTCGATAAAGCGGTTCACTTTGGTGGCCGCCGTGCACTTCAACTCAGCGTTGTCGAGCACCATGTAGCAGAGGTCGAGCACCAGCTTGCCGGAAAACACATACACACCCTTCGGGAAATACAGCGTTTCGCCGGGGCGCGCGGCCACCAGATCGTTGAATGCGGCCAGGTTGTCGGTGGTGCCGTCTCCCTTGAAGCCATAGTCCAATACGTTCAGCATCCCGCTGCCGCCGCCTGTGCTCAGGGTGGTGCCATTCAGGTCGTATACCATATCAGTTTGCCTCCATCAGGGTCGTGATCTGTGCGTCGGTCAGCGCCGTGTCGAATACCTGGAAGTCGTACACCGTGCCATTGAAGAAACGTGCCTTGCCGTCCGTAGTTTCGCCTGAGGCGGCGGTCCACGAAGCACCAAGGATCAGCGAACGATCCACGGTCTTGTTCGCCGCATAGTTCGGGATGTTCTTCCATTCGGTCATGGAACCGTACGACAGGAACCGGAACTGCGTTCCCTTGATCTGGAGCAGAAACTTCAGTTTCTTCCCGGATTCGATCTTGACAAAGTGACTGCCGTAGGTGAACATGTTCATGCCCACGGTTCCGTTGGTCCATGTTGCAGCCATGATGCCTCTCTGATCGTTGGTGAGATCGCTGAAGCAATCAAGTAAAACTGTCACCGTATTAACTGCACTGTCAGCCACCGTAAAGGTGGCGTACACTGTCAGATTCATGCCGGTGTCGATGGCTGCGAACGGCTTGATCCCAGTGTCGATAAATTCTTTGTTGGCCGGTACAAAAGTCTTCGGAGCTGCCAGCTTATACCGCGGCGTCGGCAGGCCGTTGCTGGGGGTTTCAGGCTGACTGGGCGTGACAGTGCTGCCACCAAGTCCTTCCGCCAGCAGGGTCTTGACTTGTGCGTCCGTCAGCGCCTTGTTATATACCTGGAAGTCGTACACCGTACCGACAAAGAAACGGGACTTGCCAGCGACTTCGACGTCGTTGGCGTCGGTCCACGAAGCGCCGATGAGCAGGCTCTTGGAGACTGTCTTGCCGGTCCCGTAATTCGAGATGCTGTTCCAGGCCCCAAATGTTCCGTTCTGGGTCGTGCGGTATGTGCCACCCTTGATCTGAATGGCCAGCTGCAGCTTGGTGTTGTCCACCAGAGTATTCGATACGCTGGAAGAATGATAGACGTTGACACCGAAATTGCCTTTGTCCCAGGTGCAACCCATGACACCGCGCTGATCGTTGCCACCACCATTGAAGCAGTCGAACAGCACAGCCGGAGAGCTGCCGGTGTATGTACCCGCCGCGACCGAGAACGTCGCAAGCAATGTCAGCTCCATGGCATCGTTCACGGTTTCGAACAGCTTCAGCCCAGTGTCAATGAACTCTTTCTTGGATTGTACAAAGGTCTTCTGCGCGGCCAGCTTATAGAGCGGAGTCGGCAGCGTATCGCTGGGGGTATCCGGTGTTCCCGGCTGGCTGGGCGTGACGGTAGTTCCGGACCCCATCCCCCATTCTGCTTTCAGAGCATTGTAGGTCGCCTGCATCGTGCCGTTTTTGTAGGCGGCATTCTCAAACAGGGCCAGAATGTAACGCTTTGCTGCATCCGAGATGCCGCTTCCGCCGCCCATGTTCGTCACGGGAAACACAAGGTTCAGTTTACCATCCTGAATACTTGCTGCGGCCTGTGCACCGGTGGTCACCGTGCCAATCGAAAGACCACCGGCATTCTTCATCTCTTCTGCAAGCTCAAGGATGGCGTCGTCCATGCCATTGAGCTGGGAAGCATAAAGGCGCTGCCCTGACCTGAAATTGTGTTTCTGATAGTTCATGTTTTGCACCTCTCATCGTCTTTATCCAAGCAGCGCCTCGTCGAAGATCGCCTCGTCCAGCACCGCAAATGTTCCGGAATAGACCGAATCGTTTTCCGCATCTTCCTTGTGGATGCTCTTCAGGCACTTCATCGAAGACGTCGTGGTGTTGAATTCCGCCACCAGCTCCTTCTCAGCATACTGCCGCATACACACGCTGAACTCCACCGTGCCGCTCACCTCGGCCGCCTGCGCGCGGATCAGCCAGGAAAACGTCAGGCTGTCACCCTCAACGGTCAGGTCGGTGGCATCATAGTAATAGTTCTTACCCGCGGCATTGATGTAGTTGATGCGGGGCGTAAACGCCGCCAGGTCCGTCCCGCGGTAAAGCCGATCCATTTTGAAGTAGAGCCGGTTCACATCCTTGTCGCCCTCTGCACCGATCACGACGGCAAGGTTCGGGATGTCGATGATGCGCAGATTCTCATCAATGGTCAGGATCACCCGGTCAACCTTTGGGGCGTCCATTGCTGCAAAAAGTTCGTCTACCGTCGTCATGCTCTCACCTGCTCGATCAATACCGGGTTTGTCTTGATGCGGGTCACTCCGTTCTGGCCGATCAGCGCCACCTTGATGCTCTTGCCGTCCGTCACTTCGTCCGGCACCATGCACTCACCGGCATCGTTCACTGCCGCCGGGTACTGGTCATTGAACAGCGCGATCTTCTTGGCGCCCAGCCAGTCCTGTTCCGCCATGCCAAAGTGGCAGAGCAAATATCCCTTCGTTCCGGCGATCACACCGGCAAAGCTTCCTTCTTTGCGCAGGCTCTGCCCGCTCACCGAGAATAAAAGCCGTCTCATTCCTCTGCCTCCTTGTCGCATGCAACATAAAGCCGCCATTCCAGCTCGCTGATCTGGTTCTTGATGGCGTCCATTGTTACCGAGCTCTGCGGCGGGTCAAACAGCAGCCGCACCTTCAGCGCTACATAACTCTTGACTGCTGCAAGGTCGGCCCGTTCCCCCGCAAAATCGCTCCACGTCGCCGTCGCGTCCGTAATGCAGAACGCATCCTTCGGCCCGACGCCCATCTGGTTCAGGATCATGAACACACTGTTGATGTGCATGATCAGGTCGGTGTCGAACACAGCATACTCCTCGGTCATCCCAAGGAGCTTCTTCACCGAGGTCAGTATACTTTCCATCTGTTCTCCTTTTTGCGCTTTATGCTTTTAGTCCGGGACGCACTTGTTATCCCACTTCTTGTAGACGTCCACATAGGTCTCACCCTTGTCGCCGTTGTGGGTGATCTCGTAATACATCCCGTCCGATACGGTGGTGCTCACCAGGGCCTTCCAGTTCTGCAGAGTTTTGCTGAACCATACGATGAACACGTCCTCCATCGTCAGCTTCTTGCCGTCAGTCACGTCCACATGGGCGTTAAAGTAGTCCACCACCAGCTGCTTTGCGCGGTTCATCATTGCTTCGTTGTTCATTTTGTTTTCTCCTTTATTGCATGTAATCTTCCACACCGGCCTGAGCAATTGCCACGTTCGCCCACAGCAGTGCCTCGTCCAGCTTCGTCAGTGCCAGACTGCGCTCTCTGCAAGGGCCGATCTTACAAAGCATCTGCTCTGCTTCCTCCAGCTTCGCGCGGATATCATTGCTGGTTTTCGTTTCCTTCGGTTCAAACGCTCGTCTCTGGTACATGTTCTTTCCTCCATGGGCAGGTGTCGCCTGGTCTTCGTTCTCCGTCTGGCAGTTTTGCATTTTGACCCGTCCCGTAATGGATGGCTTTATGCGTCGCCGCCGAAACACAAATGGCGTTCTCCGGGTCCAGCAGTTTTTTGCTGTGCTGGAGGACATCTTCTTTTGTAATGGGGTTCAGATGATGAATCGAGATCTTCGGCCGGATCGCTTTTCCGCCCTGGAGCACCCAGTCCGTGATCGGGTGGTCTTCGCATCCCAGGTCGCAGCCGTTGTCCCGCACGATGATCCGGTCCCGAAACTGCCGCCATTCTTTCGATTGATAAAACGCCTGGTTCAGCCATCGGTCAAACCCGAACGTGTCTTTCCCGACTTCCCCGTGCAGCTCCAGATACTTCAGCCGCTCTTCAAATGTCGCCAGCTGGCATAGTTCCGTGTAGCTTTTCATCTCAGCTGTCCGCATACTCGTCATCCTCGCCAAGGCCGTTGTACTTCCGCATCGCCTGAATGGCATTTGCGTACAGCTCTTCCGAGTTCTTTGCATTCTGCAACGTCTCTGTTTTCGCCCGCAGCAGCTTGTTTTCCTCTTCGAGCTTCTTCTTTTCAAGGTCCGCTTTCGTCGTCGCCAGCTTCAGAAAATGAGTCGTCTCGGCGCTGGATGCCGTACCCTCGCGCAGCCGCTTCTCCACCAGCTTCATCGCAAGGTTGATCATGTAATTTTCCTGTGCTTCCGGAGATGATGCTGGCCGGGCCGAAGCCGCAGCCGTTTCTCCGGGCGCGTTTTTCTTCGGTTTCATCCGCAATCCTCTTTTCGCACATATGTAATAAGGTTTACGCTTTTGCAAGGGTTCATGGGAGGTGTCAGGAGTATCAGCACGGCCTATCATTTGAAAGGAGAAAATGAAAACAAATGCCTTCCGTCGCAAAGGTAAAATGGACAAACTCGATCATGAACAATGTTAATTTTGGAGGCTTAACATCATGAAACCCAAAAGGAGGAACGATCTTCCTCCCATGAGCCCTTGCAAAAACCGCCGAAGCCGTAGTCTACTCCCCACAGCCTCGGCGATTGTCTTTCTTTTGTTCCCGCTTGACTTGGCATATACTTATCTGTATACTTGTTCTGGAGGTTTAACATCTTAACAGACTCGTTTATTCTGTTTGAAAGGTGGTGATACAGAATGAACGATACTTTAGAAAAAGTTATAACCTTGAAAAGCGATTATACAGTCGTCAAAAATGTTTCAGTAACTCGTGAAGATTGTCTCCGAAACATTACAATGTCTTTAGAGCAGCTTGTGACTGCTTCTATGGACACGGAACAAAAGCAGTAAAATATAAAAACACCAGTATTCTCAATGCACGGCGAGGATTCTGGTGTTTTTTCTTGTTCTTAAAGCCCAAATATCAATTTTCCCTCCGGGGAAATATCAAAGACCGGCGCGATTTGAGAGGGGGTGTCATTTTTGAGACCCCCTCCCTATGCCTTTATGCGCTTTCTTTGATGGCGTCCTCGTCTTCGAGGGTGAGCTTGAGCTTTTTATAGATGTTTATCGGATCATTCGCAACGATTTTGTCAATTGCGCGCTCAATTTCATAGGCATTTTCATTGTCTGTGAATTGAGAGGACGTCTCTGCCAGCCGCATAAGCAGACCAGAAGAGTTATAGCCATGATCTGTATCGTACCGATACCACTGATCGAACTGGTCATACGGATTGTATGGGTTGTCGATCGTAGTCAAAAAGCATCGAACCATAATTCAAAGCCTTTCTGAAATGTTTTATTTATTGAGCGCACTATAAACCGTAGATTCTGGTACGCCGCAAGCCTGCGCGATTTCTTTGTACGTGTATCCGCTGCGGAGCATCGCTTTTGCTTTGCTCATCTTAGCAGAAGACATAACAGATGTCGTTTTCGGCATTGCGCGCTTTACGATTTCGTCAGAATCCGAAGAATTCAAGAATTTCGTCAACATGTTGTCCGAAATTGCGCCAGCTTGAACAGCTTCCCATTCTTTATCAGTGAACGTGACCTTGGATTTGCGGCCACTTGCACCAACAGAGTCACGGGCACGCTGCATCTCGACGGATGAGATCTTCTTGATCTCTTTCTTATCAATCGCAGGGTTCAGACCCTGTTCCTGAATTTTAGCCTTGATGTTGGCATTTGCGATAAGCATCGCCTTGCGCTCTTTTGGCTTGTTAGCGATCATATTGTTGTACTTTTCTTTCAGCGAAGCTACTTCCGTAGCATAGGTCTTGGCTGCTTGCGGGTCACGCTGAATGCCCTTCATGTTCACTGCCTCTTTGCGGGCCTGATTAGCCATCGCCTTCAGCTTATTGGAGAAGTCTGCATACAAGTTCTCCTGGATTGTACCAGAAGACAGCGTGCGTGCATCCTTCGTCTCGGAGATCAGGCTGACTGTGTCCTCGGCCAGACGCTCCCTCCCTGTCTTGGGGTCTGTAAATGTACGCCCACTCTCCTTGTAGATGTACTCGCCGGATTCCTTATCCACGCGCACACTTCCGCGGCGTTCGGGAACGCGGACTGTCTGCTTACGGCGAGACAGCAGTGTAGATGCACCGCCATACTTCTCGTTGCCTTCTTCGTCTACACGGATCTGCCACTTCTGCTTCAGCTCTTGGATGCCGTTCTCTCTCTCGGAGCGCTTATAGTCCAACTTATGCTTCTCAGCATCGATGACTACCATCGAGTGCTTCACCGCACGGGCCAGTTCTTTCTCATCGGCACCCCGAAGCGTCATGTCCGTAATCAGGTTCGAGATGATGCCCATCTCTTTCTGCTTTTCTTCCTTTTTCATAAGGCGCACATGATTGGGATTGCCTTCGGGAACCGCATAAGCAGTCTTAGGATCAAAGTCTTTCAGGTCATCGAGCGGACGAGTAGACTTGATCTTGACTTTGTCGGACATGGGAATAGCCATAACGGTATCGCCATCAAAGTCAGCACCAGACAGACGCTCTGCAACCTTCGCATTGATGCCAATGGCATCCTGGATCTGGCCGAGATTGCGCTTGCCGTGCAGGTTCTTATTGTTTACAGTAACAATAGGAATCTCAAAAGTGCCTGCATGAGGGTAACGAATCAGCGCGAGCTGCGTACCATTCTCGTAAGTCGGGCAGTATGCCTCCGTTTCCTTGATCTTATTGATGGGAAGAATGACCTTGGTAGACTGTCCAGGGAATGCCGATGCTTTCAAGGTCATCGAGGTGCCTTCGCAGGTATCTGCAAAATCATTGAGCAACTTCTTCTTGACCGTCGGATTATCGTACTGCATGATCTCATCATACTGCGCCTGATAATCTGCAACGGTAAGTTTCAGCTGGTTCTCAATCAGCTTCTTCGGTTGCTTGGATAGAAACTGAGAAGAAACGTTGCGGGACATCGTATCCCAATCACCTTCTTCTTTCAGTTTGTTGATAGGTGACAAATGTTCTTTACCATCCGCACCGATGTACGTACTTTGGCCATTCGCTTTGATAGCTGCACCAAACGGGTTGTCGGGGTCAGCTTTTGCCTCCTTCAAAACCTTCATTTTGGGAGTTCCCGAAGGCTTATTGGTATTGAACATGATGTCCACACCATCCGGAAGGTCGTCTGAATAAACAGCCATGCCCTTCAGGTAATGATCGCCATCTACAAGGATGCGAACCTGCGCATAATGGCTCTTGCCAAGGTCGAGATCGGGTACACCACGGCGAATTTCCATGACGCCGTCCTTATCCAGGCCGCCTTCATCGCCGTATCGAATTGCAACGCGGTTGGAATCTAGGCTTGCCGGACGCTGAAGCTTCGTAAAGGTGTCACCACCATCATCGCTATGATAATCACCCAGCGAATCAATTTGATCCTGGTGCTGATAAGCATACTTCTGGTCATATTCAGGCTTTGCAAGCACCGTGATATTGGTCTGCTGACGAACATTTGTCGGCTGCCGAATACCAACGCCGTAACGCTTATAGCCATATTCTGCTTCCAGAATATATGCCGCTTCATCCAGCTTGCTTTCGGACACGCCCAGAACCTGGTTGGCACCTTCCGAAATATCGATCATGCCTTTCTTGTCTACTTCTTTTCTCAAAGTTTCGGCAATTTTTTCAGCTTGACTTGCTTTTTCGCCAATTCCGTTATTGTATTTGGATCGGACGCTCGACTCACTCATGCCGAGCTTATCTCCGATGGCTTTCCAGCCCAGGCCGTCATCCTTTAATGCACGAATCTGATCGTACTCCAGAGCCTTGCGGTCGTGGCCCGCCTTCTGTAAAGCAATGCGGAACTCCGTAAGCCCCATTTTATACTCGTCCGGCATGCCGTTATTGATGGTTTCAAGAATATTTTTCTCAGACAGACCGTTTTTCTTCAATTCGTTCACACGCGAGAGAAAGTCGCCAGAATGCTGGTATGGAGTCTTGCCAGAGCCCCACGGATAGCGACCGGAATGACGTTTGGTGCCATAGTGCTCCAAAACGCTTTCGTTGGAAGGAATGCCAAAATAGGTGCGGACATCTTTCTCGATCTGGTTCATGCTACTGCTCCTAACTTCAATTCTGCAATTACCTTATCAAACTCGCGAATCTTCTCGATGATGGGGTCAATATCCTCATAAGTAGGATTTTCGATCCAAACATCGTCATTCTGGTAGATACGAGCCTCAAACTGAATATCTTTCGGTCGAATCCCGTATTCCATGCAGAACAGAGCAGCATAAATAAAGAGCTGTTCCATATGTGCAGGAACAGCTCCGGTTTTAAGATCATGGATGCGGAGAAGATCGTCGTTGAACGAAATCGCATCTGCAGTTCCAAAGCAGTTCTCACTGTAGTAGAGAACCATCTCAGGAATCATGCGAAAGCCAATTGCGTCATTGACATAGGCATTGAGCGTCTTTTTGCTTTTGGGCAACTTCTGCCGGAGTGTAATGCACTCTGCTGCAAATGCGTGAAGCCTCGTGCCTTTTTCTTTTGCTTGAAAGCTCAAGTACGCATCGGCCAAACGCTGTGCGTCGTAGTTGAGCCAATGATACTTACTGGCTCCGAGGAAAGCATGCTGCCCCGTGAGCCTCGAATGATCGTTCCATTGCATTCAGAACTTCCTCCTTGTTTTCGGGATAGATGAAAGCTGCAAAGCTCATCTCGCCGAACTGCTGGACATAGTAATCCTGGTTTGGTCGATGAGATGCAGTTGCCGAACGTTTGCCTTCCAAAGCTGCCCAGGTATGCTTATAAAGAACCAAGAGGTCAGGATATCCCTGTACCTCGTTCGGGTCTAAATGAACGACCTTGCAACCGGGAAAGCGTTCTTTCAGCTCTTTCACCAATCTTGTTTTGAATTTGTTTTCGAGCATTGTTCAACCTCCAAAAATAAAGAGAATGGTGCATTTGAGACACACTCTATTCTCCTCATAAAAGAGGATGTTTTTATCGCGGTGGTTTTTGTGAAAAAATGTGAATTTCTGTGAATTTTGGACAAAGAAAAAGCCCCTGCGTTTTTCACGCAGAGGCAATGCTCATGAATGTTAATATCTGTCAAACAGTTCTTCGGGACCGCAGTGCATCGGAAGGCTTTCATATTTTCGCTCGCCATAATCGTCTTGTATAGAACCCGCATCGCAGTTATAATCATATGCTTCAGGGCCATGGGATCTATACAAATCGTTATATGAATAGCACATCTCACAGTGGTCGCATTTCCATGTTTCTGGTCCGACATGCGTAAGGTGCTGACCGCATTCGCATACGGGAGCTTTAGCATGAAGCTCTACAAATTGATTAGCGCGGCAATCCACACGATTACCATCCCGATCAGTTGTCCACCATTCTTCAAAAGCCATACAAAATACCTCGTAGAATCAGAAGCGTTACGTTCGTACACTGTGGTTCTATGATACATCCATGGGCAAGTTTTTTCAAGCCCAAAATAGCACTGGCCAAAAACCCGTTTTTCAGCGTCAATTACTATATATAATTTTTCATTTTTTTCATTAACTAAAAGAAAAAAGTGGGTTTTTGGCCAAATTGCATAATTTTAACGAATTATCGTTATTTTTTGTGGCCATTTTTTCTAAAATTTTTGGCCACGAACTGGGTTTTTGGCCACGAAAATGACAAATTCCGACGTTTTATCACAAAAATTCACAAAAAGCGGCAAATGAAAATGGGCAGTAGACAAAAACTAAACATATCTTTACATAAATCTACTAATTAGCACACAGAATAGTGCAACACCCAAACAGATAGACATTAACGTTATGAATTGCTTACCAGCTTGCTCTTCTCTTTTTGTATAAGCTTCCATCCTTTTAAGCTCCAGCTCTTTCTCAGCCTTCACTCGCTGGACTTCCGCTTCATTTACATACCGGTGCGTCTCCTGATAGTCATCCAACCGAACCTTCGTCCCACAGAACTCGCAAAACATAAAGTCCCTGTTGTCGTCTTTCACTGTCAGTTCAGCACCGCAGCTAGGGCATTTTACCGTCCGTGCCATAAAAGCACCTCCTCATTGAACTTGGTATAAGAATATCATGGAGACTCACCATCGTCAAGATTTACGGTGGCAATTCCCAAATAATCGTATTAAACCTTTTCATTATTTCACATCCCACTCAATAATAACATTGTTCCAACTCGCACTGTATCGTTTGTCATTGATTTGGACTTTAATCCTATGATCGGTTGAGCTCATCCAGAACACATCACCATTGCCTTCTACGTACACATCCCTAGTGTTCGGATAGTAAATTGTAATGTGATACTCCTGCTCGTCGCTCGTGATACTCCTGCTATCAGCCCGTTTTGAGCATCCGCACAACCAGATACTCAGACACAGCATCAGCGTACACCAAATCAGGCATATCGCTCGATCCTTATTACTCATAACTCATCAGCCTCCTTGCCGCTGCGTAGAGGAATTTCTTAACCGACCATGTATTCACACGATACTCAACGCGCAGTTTCTCCAATTCCGGATTCGGATACTCTCCTGCCCTGAACTCCATCATATCCATTGCCCTACGAAGTCTCCGATCCGCAGAACCTGGACTACAGCTGAACTTATCTGCCAGATTGCACTCAATATCTGCCAGCGAGATGAATTGATGAACCTCCAGGTCGTGAATCACCAGTTCAATTGCCTCGCCCAGCAAGTCTCCGCCAAAGGTAAGCACAGGAGCCCTCATCTGTATGAGAAAATCATACGTTTTCTGCTGCATTTCTTGCCACCACATCCTTTCCCACTCAGGTTTTCATAATAGCATTTGCGGCATGAACCAGATATGTGGTACCGTCAATCGTGATTTGCAGCTGATCACCTTCGTAGTCAGTCCAGTTATCTACCTTACCTTCGATGATAGTTCCATCGGGCAGCTTAATCTGTGCCCAGGAGTAGGTAAAGGTCGTATCGAACATCTTATAGTTGCCACAGCTGCACAGAACCACACAGCCCACGAGCATCATCAGGCATGCGACAACGCAAATAATACGATTTTTCATAGTTACTTCTCCACGCTTTCCTTTCCCGTCTGGTCATCCTCCGGCCAGTATGTGTAAATATCATCGAACACCACCGGGATCTTGCTCTGCAGTTCCTTCAGCAGCGGGCACATCAGCTCACGCATCTGAGGATGAGCTGCCACAGGAGTACGCAGCTTGAAGATGTTGCGCCACTCACGGTAATTGGCAGTCACCACGATTTCGGTCTTCAGGCACAGCGGCAGCACGCAGCGAGCCTGTTCGGGACGCATACCGTTAGCTATCATCAGCTTGTAGTCCTTTTCGGCATAAGTCATAGCTTCCAAGAACGAGCTTTTGATCGTAACCTCGCTATCGTTCAGTTCGCAATACTGCTCACCACGGACATAGGACGGCCAGATGAACGTAAGCTCATTGCCAAACTTCTCCTTCGAGTAGTTGCAGTACCGAGTGCTCTCCTGCGCAAAGCTCGCAATGCGGTGCCGCACCAGCTCATTGGCAATGGCCCGGTCACAGGTAAACAGCACGGACAGCTGAGAATGCTCCAGCATAGCCTCATGCCCCTGCTTCACCAGAAAGCCCACCAGCTTCTTTGCCGACTCACCGTCCGGCGTGATCTTATCCTCGCTCTTGTAGCAGACACGGGCCACCCGCTCGATCTGCTGCAGTTCCTTGATGCCGCCCTCAGAAATATCAGTGAGGATTTCGTACTTAGGTTCAATGATTTTCATAATTAAATCTCCTTTTCATCAGTGAATCCACCATTTCGAGCTGACTGAAGCTCTTTCCGTTGCCCCTTTGTGGAACTATGTATCCGAGATGAGCCATTTGTTTATGGTCACAGGATTTCACTTTGGGGCACTTCTGGCATTTTGGAGCAAGAATGGTAATCGCTCCAAAGTCTTCGTTCATAAACTATCCTCCCGCTTCAACTTACACTCCCAGTCGCCGCAGATATCTCCGCAAGCAAACTTCTTTGCAATATTCATGCCTTTACGGATAGCCTCCTGCTTATTTTCTGCTTTGACCACGAAACCCTGATGCCCGCCACCATTGTCCGTGCACTCAAACCAAAATGTGTACATCTTCATATAAAATCCTCCAAAATCGAGTCAAGCAGAATCTCCAGCACCCGGTTTATGCCCGCCACCACTCGATATGGCCACGGTTCTTTCGGTTCCGCCCGGACAGGGTTATCAGACTTTCTCAGCGCACCATAGAGCCACCTGTCGAACTGCCCAAGTGAAATATCATTCTCCATGCACCATTCACGAGCATCTGCGTAGCTAATGTCACCATTCATGCAAAGCTCGACCGCATCACGCAACTTAGCGTTCGGCTTGATCAGGATAACTTTTTGAAGCTCGTAATCCTCAAAATACAAGTCCTCGCGTGACCCGTCAGACCTGCGAATAACTTGTGCATAAGCTTTGCCATCCGCATAAAGCGTCGTAATATCCTCATCAATGTCAATTCGAGGACAATCGTACCTCCATATGGCCTCGACAACTTCTTCATAGTCAATCATATCGTACCTCACAGCATAATCCGGAACAAAATTAACCAAATTATCTTCAGCGTGAACGCAATAATGATCAGCCACGCGCAGATGGCCGCTGTCGCCGCCAGCAAATGCCCAAGGAATGTACCAATCTTATCCCAAATATCATTCATCCTTATCAACCCTTTCGAGACCTGTAAAATATCCAATGCCAATATGACCACCATCGCAATGATGAATTGGGCGGAACGCCCTCAGACCGGCCAGATTGTTCTTTGCATCTTCGGGATTACAGTAGGGATGCCCATCGTTAAATTCCTTCTCGCAAAATCGGCACTTGTAAGTCGGATAATAAAATGTCTTCACCCCACACACCTCCTCGCAGCATCCACCCGGCACTCCGCAGCGTTCAGCTCGAAGATAGCAGCCGTGATAAACTCCGGATCACAATTCTCAAAGTGGTTCCGGGCCACCTCAAGATCCCGCATGGCATCTTTCAGCGTGTTGACTGTCGAAATCATCGGCTCTGTCCAGAATATCTTTTTGACGAAATCAACGATTTTGCGCAGCATTTCTACACCTCCACATCTTTGTGACCTGACGAGCCGTGAGCCAGCCATCAACATCATCATGGCCAAGCGCCTGTCTGCCCATCACCTCGATAAGCCCCTGCTCAAAGCCATAGGAACCCCAACCCCAAATGCCATCCCAGATACGATTTCCAGCAGCATCATATGCAATAATTTGCTCACCACCATCATGCCGTCCGCCCGGAAGATACTCCTGACAGTCTGGTCTGTCCATCTCTGGCCAACGACGTCCATAAGTATGCGGAACCTTAGCGTGCTTCAGCAGAATATCTAGCTTCTGCATCTCGGTCATGTAATTCCAAACCCGGAGTTTCCAGGTTTTCTTAGACATGTTTCTCATTTCTGCATTTCCTTTCGTCAGCCTCCATGGTCTTTGCGATTTTATGCTGAATATAAAGCACACAGCCAGCCTGACTATCACACCCGAATGAAGCCAATAGTCCAGCAATAGCATTCAAAGAGTTCAAATCCTCTTCAGCAAATATCATTTAGCGTTCACCGTTCCTCCTGATACTCTACAATTTTTGTCACTTCGCTCTGAACCCGGCATAAGAAATCAAACGCACCGAAGCAACCGCATTCCGCCAATGCCTCGGCGATATCGCCCAAATTATCCATATCGGTTCTTGTGAGATTAACTTGAGGAATAACTTCAACGTTCTCCTCTGCGATAAATGGGGTATAGTCCCCACAATGGCAGCATTTAATGTTCATGTGTTGCATACAAGCATCTTCCTTCAATGATAAAAATAAAGAGCCGCAGATTTCTCCACGGCTCTCGCCTTTGAGTTAATTGTTCTCAATGTTTTTCAACTGCTTTTCGATTTCTTTGGCTCCCATCGTAAACATCTTGCCAAACAAGTTCCTTTCATTTTTCTCGACATATTCCAAATAGCCAAGAGCACCACCTTCAGCGCACATGATGTGCTCGGTCGCATACCCAA